GGCAGAGCGTCACGGCCTCGACGAGATCCGCATTAGCGTTCCACGCGCACGCGAGATCCTGCATCAGGCAATCATTGGTCAGAAGCGTTCAGAAATTGCGCCTAAAAAAGAGCCGTTGTTCTTTAGCCGACTCGACGCAATTCACTTCACATCATAAATATATGCTTGACACTGATACCGAAGCGTCTAAACCCAACCAAATGGATACACACCCATACAAAGCAGGCAAAGACGATATGCGTGAGCAATTGCTCGCGTTCATCTACGAACGCTACTGCTACTACCGAACCTTCTTTGGGAAGGAATCGCAAACAGCATTAGAACTGAAGCGCATCATCCTCGACATCCGCGAGGATCAGGCGAAAGAAATCGAAAACATAAAATCAACCGCCACTGATGAATGATCTCTGGCGACCTGCGAGTATCCCTGCTGGATGGAGTGCGGCATATAAAAGCCTATCTGCTCGCTGGGAACTCGTATGTCGTCATGGATTTCATCACCCTCACCCTGATGATCCTAACTTGAAAGCGGACGGCATCCATGCCTGCGATGGGTGCTGTTCCGAGTTCAAAGAGTTTTCCATAAATAAATCCCATGAAATTACATCATAATCCCTGCATCCCATACATTTGGATAATGCTTGATAATCTTGACAAAAGAGGCTTGTTAGTCCGTAAATTGCGTCCTGCGGTAATTATGCCGCTGAAAAATCAAACCAATTTATGTCAAAAGAGCCTGTCAACCACCCTGCCTTCCCTGTCCAAGCCTACGCTGGAGACAACACTAACCCTCCAGTGCGCCCCAACAGCGGCATGAGCATTAGAGACCACTTCGCATCAGCCGCCCTAGTTGGACTCACTACGCCAGCATCAGCAGGCGATCCAGAGGCAACAGCGGAGAATGCTTATGCGATTGCTGATGCAATGCTCCAAGAAAGGCTGTATACTACTCGTAAATAATATGTGGCATCACAATCCTAAAAACCCTCTCATGGTCAACAAGCCCAAAGCACCTGCCAAGCCTGCGGCTCTCAACGCCAGTGCGGAGGAGCCTAAGTCATCATCGCTGTCATCACTGAAGTTTGCTACTCCTGAGATTCGCGTCGGCCTGAACAGCGCGAAGTCGTCCATGCCTGATAGCGTCAAAGTTCCCAAGGTATCTACCAAGATGCCTAAAGATAAGAATGTCATCATTCCCAAAGTCAAAAAAATGCCCAAGCGCAAGCTGACGGCCTAACCAAACAAACACCAACACCATGTCCGAAGATACAACATCCGAAACATCCAGCGTAGCACCTGAAGTAGTAGCCGCCGCTGGCGCAACAGGAACCGCTCCAGAGGCTCCCACAAACATTGTGCCTATGCCTGCGCCTGAAAGCATAGAAAACGCGCCTACAGAGGCTCCTGCGAAGCCAGAACCTAAGAACCTTCAGGAGCTTATTGCCAGCATCGACATCACAAATGTTTCCGTTGACGAGATTGTTACTGACCTGATCGCTGGCATCCAACAACTGGCTGTTCGTGGAACCATCGCACTGGGACTCCTTGAGCGCATCCATGTCGCCAACAGCGAGCCTGCTCCTGAAGCAACGCCAGCCGCCGAGTAATGAAATCAGGCAAAGCCAACAACGCCGCTCGCACTTTTAAGGCATCGGACGCCGCGAGCAGATTGACGGCTCCACGCGCACACGCCGCTCCGAAGGCTCCTATGGGAGCTAACGGAGAGACTGGCGATGTCCAGCGCGCCGCCAGAAAGGTATTCATCCTGCGCCGCAATAATCTATCCACATCCAATTGACACATTCATTCATTCACACATGGACGACATCGTAAACAATCCAAAGCACTATACTTCTCACCCAAGCGGAATTGAGGCTATTGAGGTTACACAATTCATGAATTTTTGTTTAGGCAATGCCATGAAATATCTATGGCGAGCTGGCAAGAAAGACGCCGATTCGGAAATTACTGACCTGAAGAAAGCGATCTGGTATATAGAGCGCGAAATCCTACGCCTACAAACTCCCAATGAAAAATAAAAACCCTCACCTACAGCGTCTCATCAACAAGACTGAGACCTATCACGAACTCATGAACAGCCGCATCTCTCCCCAGAAGCGCAAAAGCCTGCACAGCAAGCTGGGCGGTCTCGCGAAGGGAATGAAGATCAAGCCAATGGACATGGAAAGCGACAAATGAAAAAAGGTCTTTGGTACAACATCCACATGAAGCAAAAGCGCATTGAGGCTGGATCTGGCGAGAAGATGCGTAAGCCAAACAGCGCAGGCGCACCTACGGACGCCGCCATTAAAAAGTCACAAAAAACATCCAAGAAAAAATGAGTGAGAAGAAATTCAAGAAGGTCGTTACCAATTCTGATACTGGGAAGAAAAACACGATCAGGTATGGCGCGAAAGGATACAGCATCGCCCCCCATACGAAGAAGGGCGACTCCTACTGCGCTCGTTCAGCAAGACAAATGAAAGATCACCCTGCGGCGGCGCGATGAGCGAGGCTATTCCTAAAAACCAATTTGGATGGGGCGGAGGCAAGGGCGACTATGAGCGTCCAGTCAACCGCCGTGTGTTCAGGGAGAACATCAACAAGATCAAGAAAGGAGCGATGCGCGGTACACCTGTTGCAAAGAAGGGTGGAAAAACTACATACAAATATTCATGAAAGTCACAAAGAAACTCGTAAAGCATCTTACCAAAATCGGCAAAATCGGAGGCAAGGCGACCACCGAAAAAAAGGCAAAAGCGGCTATTGAAAATGGCAAAAAGGGCGGTAGGCCGAGGAAACATCCTGTCCGCCAAGCCGCATAAACAAAGGCTCTAGAAACTATTTTCATTTAGGCAAAGATTTTCCTTGGAAACCCAAGCGATCTAGGCAATATTGGTCGTGTAGTCAATCAACACACACCAACACACACACACATGAAAAACAATGGTTACTTCATCAGCACAGGCGACAAGAGCGGCTTCTACACACTTCGCAGGATGGACATCGAACCCACCTACGAGATGAACGACAACGGCGATTACGCCTGCACAGGTGAAATGCACAAGGAGACTTTCCTCCAGAACCTGTCCACAGATCGCGCCGAAGCCATCATTAGGGCCAAGGCTCTCACAGGTCACGACCTTGAGATCGGATTTGACCTGACCGAGATCGAACGCCTGAAGGCCGAAGAGTATGCGCTCCGCCGCGAGCAGAAGCAGGCAACAATCCTTGCCTTCATCGCCTCCAATACCAAGTTCAGCGAGATGTACAACTTCGCCGCCCAAAATACTGGCAACACCTTCGCATCAGTTCGCGGAGAGTACGAGATCAGCACCATCCGTGACATCATCCAGAAACTGGAGCAGTACGGATCGGTTTCCGAGTCACAGATTAACTTCGCAGTAAGCCTATTCAATCGCCTGATGGAAAAGATCGAACAGACTAAGGTTATTGAGTCCGCCAAAGCCGCGCTCATCGCCAGCGGTGCAAAGGCTCCTGAAGGCAAACAAAGTGTCTCTGGGACGATCTTAGGCTTCAAGGAGGTGGTATCCTACATCAATGGTCGTAGCCGCTTCACCACCAAGGCAATCATCCAGCTTGATAACGGAACCAAGTGCTACGGCACGCTGGCTTCTTGCTCTCAAGCCATGAAGGGGGCGAAGGTCTCATTCACCGCTGACTTTCAGATCAGCAACACTGATCCACTATTCAGTTTCTACAAGCGTCCAACCAAGTGGGTTGAGACGATGGCGGAGGAAACAATTGCCGCCTAAAAATAATTCTTTACACGCCAACCCAAGCGCATATATAAATCTTCCAACACATCAATCCATGAACCCAACGCTACCCACAAAGAACCTTCACGGCACTTCATTCCAGTCCCTCTGCGAGGACTACGATAAGGCGAGACTCGCCGTCGAAGAAGCCGCCAACGCAATCTCCCACATTGAGTTCAACTCACGCGACTACACCAACGAGTCATGGAACGAGGCAGTTGTAGAGCGAGCCGCTATCTTTAAGAAACTGCATGAGGTTCGCACCTGCCTCATGACCCATGCCGAGCATTGCGCCAATCTTCAGTAACCAAACCAAACAAACACACATATGGCTAACACCACATCCACACTAAACTCCGCCCTAGTAGCCGCCCTTGGCGAGCTTCGCAATGTCCCAAAGGACAAAGTTAATCCGCACTTCAAGTCGCGGTTCACCTCACTCGACGCAATCCTCGACGCCACGCGCCCTGTGCTTTCCAAGCATGGGCTAGCGATGAGTCAGGAGCCAGTCTTTGAAGACGGCATGGCAGGCGTAGTCACACGCATCATCCACGCTGGCGGTGAAAGCCGCGAGAGCAAGCTCCTCTTGCCTCTACGCGACCAGTCCGCCCAAGGAGTCGGCTCTTGTTTGAGTTACGCTCGCCGTTACTCCGCCGCCGCTGTTTTAGGAATTGCTAGCGATGAGGATGACGATGGTCAGGTCGCCAGCACACCTGCCAAAGCGGTGATAGCCAAGCCAGCTTTTGCCAAGAAGCCTGCGCCTGCACCTGCGCCAGAGCCTATCACCCCAGCCGCCTTGGATGAGTGGGAGATCATGTTCAAGACGATGGAGGCGTACAAGGTTTCCGAGGAGCAGGTTCGCTCATTCCTCCTATCCAAGGGCGTCGAGGTTCCAGAGTTCCTGATCGACTTGCCGCTCGCTGTTGCCAAGCGCGTGAACGAGAAGTTCGCGGACATCGTAACTTCCACCAAGAAATAATATGACCGACGAACGCAAAGACAAGATGTCAGGCAGTGCGATGGCTAGCTACGCCGCCTGCGCTGGCAAGTATCAGCTAGAGATCACCTGTCCCCCCAGCGAGTCTGGGGCGGCGGCGATCATGGGAAACCGCATTCATCAGTATATGCAAGATCCCATGTCGATC